ACAGTAGTTCAACAGGCACCAGAAGTTTCTGAAGCTCAAAAGAGACAAGAGGAACGAGCGGAAGCGCAGGAGCGTCGAGAAATGACCGGGGCGCAGCGCAGNCGCAGAATGNTNCGCACTGGCGGCATGCGTTTATTGTTCTCNCCTCTACGCAGAGAAGGCCCAGGAACATCCGGCGGAACTACTAAACTTGGGGGCGGTAGTTAATGAAGATTTTGGGCGCTATCTTTAAATCGGCAACTAAATCGCCGGAACAAAAGAAAAAAGAAACTTATACTAAAAGTTTCTATGGGTCGATGGCGTCGAGAGATTCTCCTTCTGGAACGTACAAAAGTTATAAAACGCCTTTTCAGCAAACAAAAGATGATATCTTAATGGACCTTGGCCAAAAGCCAAAAGATCCTGATTATTACGCTCGACTACCGGAAAGAAAAAAAAGATCAAGTTCAGGCCATCAGAAGCTAGATTATGGAAACGATGATAGTTCTCCGCCAAGGCCAAGGCAGCCAACAGAGGCCGAGCTACGAGCGCAACGCAAAGCGGCAGCACTAGCAGAACGTAGGCGCTTGGGCCAAATTGCCAGGAAAAAGTTTGAAAAAGAGAAAGGCGAAAGAGTTGCAGCTCTAAGAAAGAAATTTGCGACACTTTTGAATGTATCATGACTAAAATCAAAGATGATCCCCGCGTATATCGCAAGGAAGCGGATGAACCAAAACGCGCAAGAAACGATAAGGGTCAGCTCATTGCTGATGATCCATCAACTNCTGATGTAAACGAAGCCTGGGAAGGCGGAGAGGCTCCAAAGAAAAAAGCGGCTCCAAAAAAGAAAGCAACAACCCGTGGTAAAAAAAGCGCATCAAAATCCTAAAGGCGGTCTTAACGCCGCTGGTCGGGCCTACTTCAGACGGAAAACAGGATCGAACCTGAAGCCTCCGGTGAAGAAAGGCGACAATCCTCGTCGGGCGTCCTTCCTGGCTCGGATGGCGGGGAACCCTGGGCCGGAGCGTGACAGTCAGGGAAATCCCACCCGGCTGCTACTGTCCCTCCGTGCCTGGGGTGCTTCGTCAAAAGCGGATGCACGAAAGAAAGCCGCTGCCATAAGTAAGAGGAATCAGAATGCCTAAGCTAAACGTAAAAGAAGTGATGCAGCGCGAAGCTAAGGCACAAGCGCGAAAAGACGAATGGCGCACAATCTATGAAGATTGTTACGAATATGCCCTGCCACAGCGCAATCTTTATAACGGATATTGGGAAGGCAAGACGCCAGGTAAGAGCAAGATGCAGCGCGTCTTTGACTCTACAGCGATGTCCTCAACCAAACGCTTTGCAAACCGGATGCAAGCGGGTCTATTCCCGCCTAACCGTCACTGGTGCAAGCTAGAACCCGGCATGGCTATCCCAGCGCAAGAACGTCCTCGAGCGCAAGAGATCCTGGACGCATATGTTGATATTATGTTTGATCAACTACGTCAGACAAGCTTTGACCTGGCAATGGGTGAGTTTCTGCTCGATCTCTGCGTAGGTACAGCCGTGATGATGGTAATGCCTGGTGATGAGGTTACGCCCGTTCGATTTACAGCGGTCCCACAATACTTGGTTGCAATCGAGGAAGGTGCAAACGGCACCATCGATAACGTTTATCGTAAGCTACGCATTAAGGCAGAAGCGATACAGCGCGAGTTCCCAGACATTCAAATGACGCCACAGCTTGAGGATGCGATGATCCGCCGCCCAAGTGAGGAGCTGGATCTATTCGATGCAATAATCTTTGACCAGGAAACAGGTCGATATCACTATCATGTAGTCTGGCCAGCAAAGGCACAGGAACTTGTCTATCGTGAAATGCAATCAAGCCCCTTCATTGTTGCTAGATACAGCAAAACAGCCGGGGAAGTTTATGGCCGTGGGCCATTGGTAGACGCTATCGCTGATATTAAGACATTGAATAAGACCCTCGAGCTGGTGCTGAAAAACGCAAGCTTGGCGATTTCTGGTGTTTTCCTTGCTGCGGATGATGGCGTTCTCAATCCGCAAAACATCAAAATTCAGCCAGGAGCAATCATTCCTGTCGCTCGGAATGGTGGCCCAGGGGGCGCGTCCCTGGCTCCTCTCCCTAGAGCCGGGGACTTCAACACAAGTCAGATTGTGATCCAGGACTTACGGGTCAACATCAAAAAGATGATGATGGATGATACCTTGCCGCCAGATACAATGTCGGCTCGATCAGCGACAGAGATCGCCCAGCGCCAAGCAGAACTGGCAACAAACCTGGGATCTGCGTTTGGTCGATTAATGACAGAGATTATGAACCCATTGATCGCGCGGATATTGTTTGTCCTGGATCGCCAGGGTTTGATTGATATGCCACTCAAGATCAACGGGATTCAAATCAAGGTAACGCCCGTGTCTCCATTGGCAGAAGCGCCAAAGATGGAAGAAGTAAACAAGGTGCTAAACTTTATGCAGATCGCCCAGGCTATGGGTCCAGCGGGGCAGACAGCAATCAATACACAAGAGGCCATTGCATTCATTGCTGAAAAGATGGGCATCGATCAGCGCGTTCTTAACACAGCGGAAGAACAGCAAATGATGATGATGCAGATGCAGCAACAGATGATGGCAGAACAGCAACAAGCATTGCCAGGTGATGAGCAAGTCGCGGAGGCAATGCAATGAGTTCAGTCGAAGGGTGGGAAGGTTTAAGTCCAGCGTTCGCTGAACCGCCAAAGGCGGATGAGATCGATCTATTGTATGGTCGGCTCTTTAAATCTGAGGAAGGCCAAAAGGTGTTAAGTCACTTGCGGCAGATAACTATCGAACAACCATCCTGGTTCCCAGGTGAAGATGCAAGCCACGGTTATGTCAGAACTGGCATGGCCGAGCTTGTTCGCCTGATCGAGCGCAGGGTAGAAAGGTCAAACAATGTCTGATGAAACACAAGTAACAGAAGCGGAAGCGCCCCAGGAAGGGCTTGTAAACTTTCAGCAAGAACAGGAAGCGCCAACACAAGAAGCACCTTTNCCAATACATGAGCCAGAAGAAGATGCATCTTTCAATGATGTTGATGATGATGAGCCGCTAGAGCGGCCTGATTATTACCCGGCTAAATTTTGGGATGAGGATGGACCCGATGTCGAAAAACTTGCAAATGGTTACGCCGAGCTTGAAAAAGCGTTTAAAGCCGGGAAGCATAAAGCTCCTAAAGATGGCTACAACATGGAGGATTTGGTTGATCGAGGTCTCGATCTGGAAGATCCGGCTGTCCAGGCGTATCAGGAGTGGGCGCAGAAATATGAAATATCTCAACAGGCGTTTGAGGAATTGGCTGGTAACATCCTGGAAATGACCGGGGATCAAGAGCAAGCCATACAGTACAACCAACAGCAAGAAATGGAAAAGCTGGGGGCAAGAGCGCAAGAAAAGATCACTTATCTTGAAAACCATATCAAGAAAGCACCCCTCAACCAGGCGGAGCGTGAAGCCTTAGCGATTGGTCTAAACAATGCCGACAGCATCAATGCAATGGTTAAGTTTATCCAGGGTTATACAAATGAGGCGATACCAATAGAACCTGTTGTTGCAACTCCTGAAATAACTATTGATGATATTCGGGCGGCGGTTGCAGATCCTCGATGGCGAAACCCCAAAAGTCCGGCGGATGTTGCATGGCGAACAAAGATCGAAAAACAAGCTTCTGAGAGTTTAGGCTAGATATTGTTGCAATATAGTTAGCTTGTGTGTATATGTGGTGTAACGGCTAACCGCTGCGCGGCCCGTTGATCTGGTAAACCAGTGGTTGGCGCGGCCACTTTCGCGCAAGCAAGCTGCCCGAAATACATCGGCTAACAGTAAGCGTTCTTAATGGAAACCTAATAGGAGGCTTCTGCTATGGCGCAGAGTATTACTAATGCCTTTGTAACTATCTTCGATGAAGAAGTAAAACAGGCATATCAAGGCGAAGCCATGCTTCGCGGAACATTCCGGACCCGTTCAGCGGCACAAGGCCAGACTGTCAAATTCCCGAAAATTGGCAAAGGCGTTGCAACAATTCGCGTTCCACAGATGGACGTTACCCCGTTGAATGTAACTCATTCACAAGTAACAGCGACAATGACAGATTACGCTGCTAGTGAATTTTCTGATATATTTCACCAATCACATGTCAACTTTGATGAACGTCAAGAGTTGGTTCAGGTCGTTTCTAAGGCGATTGCTCGTCGTAGTGACCAGATCTGCATCGATGCTCTAAACGCTGCATCTTCACCATCCACAGTTGCAACATCTGTTGGCGGATCGGCATCAAACATGAACATCGAGAAGCTTCGTGCGGCAGCAAAAGCGCTGAACGACAAGAATGTTCCGGCGGAAAATCGTCACTTGTTGATGCACTCATCACAGCTTGACGCTCTACTAGGCGAGACAGAGGTAACATCTTCTGATTTTGCATCAGTAAAAGCGCTTGTCCGTGGTGAAATTGACTCGTTCATGGGCTTTAGAATCCACACAATGGGTGATCGTGACGAGGGTGGTGTTCCAAAACCATCTACACGTTCTTGCTTTGCATGGCACCAGGACTCAGTAGGTTACGCTGAATCGATGTCGCAAAAAACAGAGGTCAACTATGTCCCAATAAAAACATCGTTCTTGGTGACATCTATGTTCTCGGCAGGTGCGGTTGCGATTGACGATGAAGGCATCGTCAAGATCTCATGTACTGAATAAGGAGACTGAATAATGGCTTTCGATAAAACAGGTTTAGGTGATGGGGGTCCAAGCAAAAAGGGCAATGCTCCTGTTATCTACACATACCAAACCGCTGACACTATTGCGACAGTGAACACTGAAGGTTATTTCAACGATTTGTCAGACACTCTGGCAGTTGGTGATTTGATCTACGTTGTTTCATCTACTGGNGGCACTCGCGTACACACACTTGCACCAGTCCTATCAAACACTGGTGGGGTTGTGGACGTTGCTGACGGNACANNACTAGCCGCAACAGACGGTGACTAATACTCCGAGGGGCTGGGCAACTGGCCCCTTACACTTACCTGGAGGGTTATAATGGCAACTGGTGATACTGACGTTTCAATTTGTTCGGATGCTTTAGTCCTCTTGGGCGCTTCCCCTATTTCGTCTTTTACAGAAGGCACTGACGCCGCCCTGGTGTGTGATCGCCTTTATCCAGATATCAGAGATTCGGTTCTAAGTTCTTATATTTGGTCTTGGTCAATTACCAAGACGCAGATATCCCGGCTATCCACTGCACCAACAAATGAATGGCAATATGCCTATCAGCTTCCCGGAGANATGCTTTCCGGTGTTCTAGCTGTCTTTGAAACAAGCGGGACNACTGAACGCCCTCGGCGCTACGGCTGGGAGATATATGGCGANCAGCTCTATACCAANATGGAAACCGTTTATATCGACTATCAGCAAACGGTGACAGAAAGCAAAATGCCGCCTTATTTTGTGCAGCTACTAAAGTTTGCCCTGGCATCTGAATTGGCGATTGTCATAACCGACCAAGGATCTAAGGCAGAATATTTCTATGCAAAAGCATACGGAAACCCTGGTGAAAACGGACGCGGCGGTGAAATGCGTAANGCAATGAACATNGATGGCCGTGGCCANGCAACACAGATCGTTGAGGATTATTCGCTAGTTGAAGTGAGAAGCTAAATGCGCGTTACACAGTTTCAAACAAACTTCTCGGTTGGTGAACTGGACCCACTACTTAGAGCGCGTACAGATCTCGATCAATATCAGAACGCCCTCGAGGAGGCGCTGAATGTCATTGTGCAGCCACAAGGCGGCCTAAAGCGCAGGGATGGCCTAGAATTTATCTATAACCTGGGAGAAACCTTTACAGAGGTAAAGCTTATCCCATTTGAGTTTAGTGTTACTGACAGTTACCTTTTGGTCTTTGTGAATGGTCGTATTTATGTGTTTAAGGGCGGCACACTACAGACAAACATAAATGGATCTGGCAACGATTATATCACTGCTACAGACATCACTGCGGCCATGCTCGATGAATTGGAATACACACAGGCCGTTGATACACTTATTCTTTGCCATGAGGATCTGCAAACAAAACGCCTGGTGCGCAACAGCGATACAAGCTGGACTCTGGAAAACTTACCGCTGACCAACTTGCCACAGTATGCCTATGCGTTTGATACACACCAGCCAAACTTTACAATTACCCCCAGCGCCGTTGACGGTAACATTACGATTACTGCATCGAGCGTAACAACGGACACTGGCACCGCCCAGGCTGGNGGTGCGGATACAATTACCCTCAAAGCGGCAAGCAGCTACACATCTGATGATGATCCCAATGGGATGTTTATTACCTTAACATCCGGCACTGGATCTGGCCAAACGCGCCATGTTGAGGACTATGTAGCATCAACCAAGGTACTAACTGTCTATCCAGCCTGGGATACACAGCCAGACAACACAACCGGATATAAGGTGGAAGCCTTTGCGGAGAGCGCGGTGGGTGAATATGCCCAAGTCACAAGCACCTTTGGCCGGGCAAGATACGTTGA